GTTGTCGGTTCTGAATATGTTGGAGCCACAACAGCCAGAGATAGAGGGTGTAGGACTGCGGTCTGGTAAAGATAGTTTTTGGATCTACATGTAACGAAACCAGCGCCCACGGAGACAGTTATGGCGGCAACACCAGAATCAAAGGTAAAAAGAAAAGTAGCTGATGCACTAAAGAAGTTAGGTGTTTACTACTTCTATCCTGTAACCGGAGGCTATGGTAGGAGCGGTGTGCCGGACATTGTTGGGTGCTACGAAGGGAGGTTCTTTGGCATTGAGTGCAAAGCTGGCAAGGGGAAAGTGACAACGTTGCAGGCTAGGAACCTAGAAGAGATTACGGCGGCGGGTGGAATTGCTGCGGTGATAAACGAGGATAGCGTGCATACAGTCGCGGATATTCTCAATGAGAGAGAAACCGATGAACGTCAGATGACGTTTGATTTTTAGGAGACCGAGATGGCGAATGGAACTAAGGCAGCAAAGCTGCGTAGGTATTTTAAGAGAAACCCTGAAGCGACAGCGAAGGAAGCTGCGGAGTGGGCAAACTGTAGTTACGGCAACGCTTGGACGATCAAAAAAGAGTTCTGTAAAACAACTCCTGTGGTTAGATCCAAAGACTACATTCCAAAACCACAGGTACATAAAACACACCTATCGGACAATGCAATCGAATACGTTGATGGTAGGCCCACTATGAAACTCAAGTTAAAAGAAGAGGTGTTAGCGGAACAGAAAAGGTCATCGTTGGATACGAAGCTGGCGGACAATGCACAACGGGCACCGATAATGCAGACGTTGGCAGGCCGGAGTGACGGTAGCACTGCATCCTATTACGAGTTACCTGCTGGGGCGAAAGAGCTACAGGATCTTATCTCGCACAAGAACATGAACGCTCAGATCGGTGAGATTTTCCGAGCGGCATATCGCTACGGGCAATCTTCACACAGTGACCAGCTACGTGATGCTAGGAAGATCAAGTTTTACATTGACGCTGAGATCAAGCGGTTGGGGGGTTGATATGGATAAGGGTGCAGATCTAAAGGTGTTTTACGTAACGATTGAAGAGACCATCTCAGTGCAGGTGGCAGTGGAAGCGAAGAACGAAGAGGAAGCACGATACCAAGCCGTAGATGACTGCGGCACGATAGTTCGTATACCCATAACCACAGGTAAAGCTGTTATAGCTATATCTGAAAGGGAGCGGGTGTAGTGCAACTAATAACTCTAGACTTTGAGACTTACTACGATAAGGACTTCTCACTGTCTAAATTAACCACAGAAGAATACATCCGCGATCCTCGTTTTGAGATCGTGGGTGTAGGAGTGAAGGTGAACAATGGCGCTACAGAGTGGGCGAGTGGGACGCATGAAGAACTTAAAGAGTATCTTCACGAATTTGACTGGGCCAACAGTATGGTACTCGCCCATAACACTATGTTCGATGGCGCTATATTGTCTTGGCTCTTTGATATTCGTCCTCGCGTTTGGCTTGATACTTTGTGTATTGCCCGTGCTCTGCATGGGGTGGAAGTTAGTGGAAGTCTCAAAGCACTTGCAGAAAGATACAACGTGGGCGTTAAAGGCACCGAGATACTGAACGGACTAGGTAAACGTCGAGAAGAGTTTACTGAAGATGAGTTAGATCGTTACGGCGACTACTGCATTAACGACGTAGAGTTGACCTACAGACTATTCAGTAACTTTATGTGGGAGGGGTTTCCAAAGAAAGAATTGCGGGTTATCGACTGCACACTGCGTATGTTCATACATCCCCTGTTAGAACTAGATTTGAATTTACTGGAAGAGCATCTCGATCAGATCAAAGAACGTAAGCATAAGCTGTTATGTGATGCAGGGGTAGAGAAAGAAGACTTGATGAGCAACAACAAGTTCGCAGACTTGTTACGCTCGAAGGGTGTAACACCTCCTACCAAAATAAGTGCAGCCACAGGCAAAGAAACCTACGCATTCGCTAAAACCGATGAAGGATTCAAGAGCCTTATAGAGCATTGGGACGCAGACGTGCAGACATTGGCGGCTGCTAGGTTGGGCAACAAAAGCACGTTAGAAGAAACTCGCACGCAGCGATTCATTGACATATCTAGTCGCGGGACTCTGCCGGTTCCTGTGCGGTACTACGCTGCACATACGGGTCGCTGGGGTGGTTCCGATAAGATCAACCTACAGAACCTGCCGAGCCGTGGGCCAAACGGTAAGATGTTAAAGAGAAGCATCATCGCACCTGAGGGGTACATTCTTATAGACTGCGACTCATCGCAGATCGAAGCACGGATACTGGCATGGTTCGCAGGGCAGAATGATTTGACTGATGCGTTCCGCAAGAAAGAAGACGTGTACGTCAAAATGGCCTCGCGCATCTATGAGATACCCGAAGACCAAGTGACAAAAGATCAGCGGTTTGTTGGCAAGACCACAATCCTCGGTGCTGGGTATGGCATGGGCGCAACCAAATTTCAGGCGCAGTTGAAATCGTTTGGAACTGAAATAGATTTGGATGAAGCAAGACGTATCATTAACATATACCGCCAAACAAATTGGAGAATCGGTCATGTGTGGCGGGAGGCGCAGAATATGATTTTTCACATGGCGCAAGGTAACTCCTACCAGTTTGGTAAAAAGAACGTGATTGAAGTTATAGGAAACCGGGGAGCCATCCGTCTACCGTCTAAGCTCCTAATGCGTTATGAGGATCTTGTAGGGGAACAGAACGCAGAGGGGACTGAGTACACGTACAAAGTACGCAAAGGTCGGAAGCGAATCTACGGTGGGAAAGTCATAGAAAATGTTTGCCAAGCCCTAGCACGTTGTGTGATAAGCGATCAGATGCTGTTGGTAAACAAGAGATATAGAGCAGTGCTGACAGTCCACGACTCAGTTATCGCGTGTGTACCTGAACCTGAAGCGGAAGAGGCGCAACAGTATGTTGAACGGTGTATGAGATACGTACCGTCATGGGCTAAAGGACTGCCGCTAGAATGTGAGAGTGGTATGGCATACGCATACGGGGACTGTGAGTGAACGCAGCGCCGTGGTCATTCAGTAGGATAAAGGCATTTCAGCAATGCCCTAAGCAGTTCTATCACGAGAAAGTAACCAAGCAATATCCGTTCAAACAGACTGCGGCGACGATCTACGGCAATCAGTTTCACAGAGCTGCTGAAAAATACATACGTGACGGTGAAGAGTTAGACCCTCGCTTTGAATATGCACGAGGTGCTCTTGATGCGTTAAACGCTAAAGAGGGTGAGAAGTTATGTGAGATCCGCATGGGGCTAACAAAAGATCTAGAACCCTGTAGGTTTGGTGCGAATGACGTGTGGTTTCGTGGTATCGCAGACTTATTGATATTAAATCGTGATAAAAAGTTAGCATGGGTTGTTGACTATAAGACTGGTAAGAATGCAAAATACGCAGACAAAGGACAGTTAGAGCTTATGGCTTTGGCTACTTTTAAGCACTACCCCGAAGTGGAGACCATTCGGGCTGGACTGCTGTTTGTGGTGAGCAATGATCTGATAAAGGATCGTTACACCACGGAAGAAGAGGAGAAGTTGTGGACTAAATGGTTCGGTGAGTACAGCCATATGGAAACAGCTTTCGAGAACGATGTTTGGAATGCCAAGCCTAGTGGACTATGTAAAGGGTGGTGCCCAGTAGTGGAATGCTCACATAACGAGAGAAACTAATGCCGTATAAAAATCCTAAAGACCGTAAGAAACAAAAGAACCCGCCTGTCGGCAGCAAGGCGCATGAAGCACGGATGGAGAGACAGCGTGCGCGACGTGCTATGGACAAGGCTGGACGCGATGCCAACAAGAACGGTAAAGCAGACAAACGTGAAGGCAAAGATGTCAGTCACAATAAGATGTTAAGTCGTGGAGGCAGCAACAAGGATGGTGTTCGTGTGGAGAGCAAGAGCGCCAACCGTAGTCGGAATGGAGAAAAGCCTTTGAGAAAAGCTACCGCTAGACCTCGACGCAGGCAGTGAGCGAAGAAATTAAAGGTGTTTTGGCTGGAGTTGGTATTGCTGCTGGCATATACCTTACAGCGTACATTTTATATTTAGTTTCTAAGTGAGGGGCATAGGGGTCGGGTGAGTGGTGGCGTCCGACTTTTCCTCGTAGATGTAGTCTGGTTCTTGTCTGAAAAATGACATTGCTATTCTCTACGTTAAAGAAAGGGTGGGATGAAGTGCGTTCCCTCACACATCGTTTGAACGGAGCGATGGAAATGAAGCGCCAATCTCACCAACCACCACAACCAGTTTCGGGGTATGACCCTTTAGTAATAGGGGGTCTCAACCGGATGCTCGGAACAGGCTAACCCTGTTGCCCTGCCCCATTTTTTAACTGCGTGTAGTGGACAACCACTTCGCGCTTTTTTGCATGAAGGGGCAAAACATGGGTAACAGATTTACAGTAGCAGATTTCCAAGCCGAAATAGCGTACACAATGCAGAAGCCTTTTCTGCGGATCAAAGGTGTGACGCTTCCTACTAAGCCACTCTTAAAAAGAATGATAAACGATGCGGCACCCGCTGCGGCTAGTCAGTTATTGAACAGCGTTGTTTATGAAGTATCGGAAGACGTGGTTCTAGACATGACAACCAAAATCAAAAAAAGCACGCGCAGACAGATGGTCACTAATTTTTGGAAAGCAAGAATCCCACACGAGGAGATGTTTATAGCATGGGAATTGCCTAAACCTGTTGATATGGAGGATGGAGGTCAGCAAGTGTTTGAAGGCTGGCTGATAACCAAAGTGCAAAGAGAGCAAGCCCTCACTATACGTGTCGATGGCCCAGTAGAAACACCAGAGACGTTTTACCGTTATCAGTACTATGTCGGTGAAGCAGGTGCAGATGAGAAGAGGTTAAATATCACTCACCTTCCCACGTCTATTGTTAATGCAGGTTACTCCGATGACGTACAAGAGGAACCGTGGGCGGGTTACGAAACTGAATATGGCACCGGCATTAAAGATGAAGCAGGGCTAACACTCTTTGAGGTGTTGAAATGCCTTATTGCTATACCTAAGTGGGGTGTTATTGATCCTATAACGGGTGAGACCCAAATAGATTATAACGAATGGGCACAGGAAATAAATTCTGATGAAAAACGTATGGTCAATCAACTCTCTGTCATGCCAACCACGTTTCCAGAAGGCGACTTCGACCCTCATCTTGGCGCTATGAGGTTCGCGCAGGCTGCTATTGAAGAAGAAGATCCCTATGCGATGATTATGGTTCAGTCTTTTCCGAAACTCTTGGGGTTTATAGCCGCACAGAATTTTAGCTGGGTGTTTACAGAACCTGTGCCTCGCGGCAAGCACACAAAGAACATTAGTAGTCGGATGCAACCTCGCAACCGCCATTACAAACTTGAAATCAAGCTGCCCAAAGAGAAACAAGTTATAGAGGGTAAGCAGACTAAGCGCACCCGCGAGTTTGGTAACGCACTGCATGAGGTGAAAGGCCACGAGAGAGTATACAAAAATGGGCGAGTGGTATGGATTGACGCGCACCGACGCGGCGATGCGAAGTATGGCATCGTCACCAAAGACTACGTGTTAACGAAAGATAAGAAGGGTGATAAATGAAAGTCATAGACAACAAGGCGCTTCTACTGCGGCTACGTGATCCAGCAAAAGTCACCGATGTCATACCAAAGAGTAAGGAGTTATCAGGTAACCGTGTGGTGGTTAACTGGGGTGTGGACGAGGCCCACGTACTCAAGAATCTCGACATTCATGCCCCATCACCCATCGAAGGCAAGTATAAATGGACGGGCAAACACCAACCGTTCAAGCACCAAAAAACCACGGCGGGATTCCTAACACTCAACAAACGTGCGTTCTGCTTCAATGAACAGGGTACAGGCAAAACCGCCAGTGCTATTTGGGCAGCAGACTTTTTGATGAACCAAGGACGCATCAACCGTGCTCTCGTGGTCTGTCCTTTGTCGATTATGGATTCCGCATGGCGAGAAGATCTGTTTACTTTTGCCATGCATCGCAAAGTGGACGTGGCTTACGGTACGGCTAAGAAGAGAACGCAGATAATAGAGAGCGATGCAGAGTTTGTCATAATAAATTATGACGGTGTGGCAATCGCATCCGAAGCTATCGCCAACGGTGGGTTCGATCTGGTCATCGTGGACGAAGCAACTCACTATAAAAATGCACAAACTGATCGCTGGAAAACACTCAACAGTCTGCTTGGCTCTGACAAATGGCTATGGATGATGACTGGCACCCCCGCTGCACAAAGTCCGCTGGACGCATACGGTCTGGCTAAACTTGTTAACCCGAAAGCGGTGCCACGCTTCTTTGGTTCTTTCCGTGACCAGACCATGATTAAGGTCACAAACTTCAAATGGGTGCCTAAGCCCAACGCTACAGAGACAGTCTTCAACGCATTGCAGCCAGCAATACGGTTTACCAAGGAAGAGTGTCTTGATTTACCTGACATCATATACACAACTCGTGACGTACCGCTCACTCGTCAGCAGGATAAATACTACAAAGAACTAAAAAATCGTATGGTCATGGAAGCTGCAGAGGAAACCGTCACAGCAGCTACAGCGGCGGTCAACATGAATAAGCTGTTACAGATAAGTTCTGGTGCGGTGTACACCGACGATAAAGAGGTGGTGGAGTTTGACATCAAGCACAGATACAAGGTTCTGCGCGAGGTGATTGACGAATCCAGTAAAAAAGTTCTGATATTTGTGCCGTTTAAGCACACGATCACACTGCTTGCCGAGAAGCTACGTAAAGACAAGATACCTACCGAGATTATCAGCGGGGCAGTCAAGGCTAGTGATCGCACCCGCATTTTCAAAGAGTTCCAAGAAACAGATACTCCACGAGTGCTAGTCATTCAACCGCAAGCGGCAGCGCACGGTGTTACGTTAACCGCTGCTAACACAATAGTCTGGTGGGGGCCAACCAGTTCGGTGGAGACTTACGCACAAGCAAACGCTCGTATTCACAGAGCAGGACAGGATCACAAATGTACAATTGTGCAGCTACGAGGATCGCACATAGAAAAGCGCGTATACGCACTTCTAGATAACAAAATAGACACACATACAAAAATTATTGATCTTTACAAGGAAATACTTGAATAACGCATAGTTCACCACTATATTGTCTTTCTCGGCAATGGAAGGACGAAAACATGGCTGATGCGAAGAGTGTGGGTGGCATACCCTTACCGAAATTGACCAGAGCTTATCTGAAAATTAAAGAGGAAAGGGATCGAATATCCGCTGAATACAGGGAAGCTGACGAAAAACTTGTCAGCAAACAAAATAAAATCAAGAGCGCGTTACTTGGGTATCTGAAAGAGAACGACATTAAGAGCGTTAAAACTGATGCTGGTACGTTTTACCGTACCGTTAAGCAGAAGTATTGGACTAGCGATTGGGAGCACATGCACGAGTTCATTCTTGAGCATGGTGTGCCAGAGTTTCTTGAAAAGCGTTTACACCAAGGAGCAGTCAAGCAGTTTCTGCAAGAGAACCCTGACTTACTGCCGAAGGGATTAAACGTCGATTCCGAGTATGCGTTAACCATAAGGAAAGCATGATGGAGCAATTAGTTCCGATTGAAGATGTTGCGAAGCATTTTGGTGTGTCATTATCCACGACCCGTAAATGGGTACGGGATGGGGTCATACCAGAGAACACATACATCAAAATAGGGCACACCCAAAGGTTTGCGTTAGCGAGCATTGCAGAGGCTTTATTGAAAGGTGGTGCAGATGAAGAAGCACCAGCGGAAGAAGGGTTTAACCCGACTGATTTTGACCCTGACGAAGATGTGTAATGCGTCGAGTCAGTTTACTGGGTAACAAGTTTACTGGGTTAGATCACCAACCGGACAGCAGGTCAATAGACGTAATCATCGTGAATGCAGCAGGGGTATCCCGCGCATACTACAAAGATGCTTTCGATCCAAACGCCAAACGCTTTCCGACTTGTTGGTCTAGCGATACTCAGAGACCCGCACCCGAAGTGCCAGATGGACAGAAACAGAGCGCACGTTGTATGGACTGTGCTAACAACATAAGAGGATCTGGCGACGGACAGGGTAGGGCTTGCAGATTTAGTCAACGTCTAGCAATCGTTGAAGAGCGTGCGTTAGATACGGTGTACCAACTGCAAGTACCTGCCACGTCGATATTTGGTAAGGCCGTAGGTAGAAGCTCCATGCCTCTACAAGCGTACGCCAAATTTTTATCTGGGCATGGAACGCCCAGTGCAGCGGTGGTGACGAGAATAAGTTTTGATGCGGCTAGTGCTGTGCCAAAGCTGTTCTTTTACCCACAACGACCATTAGAAGAACAGGAACTGATTTTAGTTAGAGAGATAGTGGATGCAGATGACACGTTAGCGGCAATCGCTTTCGACATCGCACCACACAACCGTGAAGGTTCGCCCTTCACTGCGACTGAAGGGTTCACGATAGCCAACTAGGAGACCAATATGGCTGACGATTACAAGTACTACACGATAGAGAACGTCGAGGCTCTATACCCAAAACTCGATACCACATACAAGTTCGATCAAATGGCTAATAACGGCAAAGGTGCTTCTGTGAAGTGCGATGCTTTGGATGACAATGCTGCATACGAAATGTCCTTTGTCATGGATGCAACGAAAGCTAAGGCGCTACATAAGGCGATGGCTGTCGCTTACAAAGCTGAGAAAAAAGATGGTTGGCCTGATAAGTTTCCTAACCCGCTGAAAAAGCAGGAAGATGGTCGCTGGGTAGGTAAGGCCAGATTGAAAGGCGCATACGGCAGCGACAAGACAACGCCTCCACTGCAAGTCGATGCTCAAAACAATAAGCTACCGTCAGACTTCCAACTGACCACAGGCAGCATTGTAAACGTGGCATTTACGTTTGTGCCATACGCTATCAACGGTTATGGCGTTAGTTTGAGGATTAACGGCGTACAAGTCATCGACTACAAGCCTTTAGCGGCACGTTCGCCTTTCGGCGTCGTAAACGGCGGCTTTGTAGCGCAACCTGATAACCCGTTTAGTGATACAACTCGTAGTACGATAGATGCGCCTGAAGATGATAGCGATGACATTTTCGGTGACGAACCAGACACCTCTCAAGTAGAGGAACCAAAAAAGGTCGTGAAGAAATCTGCCCCCGCACCCAAGGAAGATGACGACGATCTGAGTGCCATTGTTGAAGGTTGGGATGACTAACCACTAACAATCACTCCGCTGTGACTAGGGGTTCTCCTTTCCCCGAAAAAGATGCGCCGACATCTCTGTCACAGCGTACCCTCGGCATTGGGTGCAAGCATGGATACGATAGAATTTTTACACTGGGTGCTACCCCCAGAGGGGACGTATGTCCTCTTTCGGAGCAACTCAACATTAGGCAGACATAGGCAAGTATATTTTCAGTCGCTAAATGAACTAGCAGAGGCGGCTAACTACTATGACTCAGAAGGTTGGGACACCTATTTCGCATTGGGCAACTTTGCGAGAGATACTCGTCGAGCAGAAGACGTTAAACAGCTTAAATCTTTTTTCCTAGATCTGGACTGCGGAGAAGATAAAGCAGCCGAAGGCAAAGGGTTTGCTACACAGGGGGAGGCGCTACGCAGGCTGCAAGATTTCTGCACATCTTTGGAGTTACCAAAACCTCTTATAGTTAACTCTGGGCGCGGTGTGCACGTCTACTGGGTTCTATCAGAATCTATACCAGTAGAGCAGTGGAAGCCGGTAGCCGAACAGTTCAAACGCAAGTGTAGAGACTTTGGATTAGA